CGGGCATTCGCGGCAGCCGAGCGGGACGGTGGCTTCACAGGACGGGCAGTCCTTGGTGGGCGCCTCGCCGTGATGCTGGTGTCCGTCGAGATTGACGTCCTGTTCCAGAGATCCGTGCATCAAGGTCGCGGTGCCGAAGTCCAGGACCACGCAGTCGGTCTTGATGACGCCGGGATGCTCGGTAGGATCGATGGTGCGCAGGCCGCGCCCGATCATCTGGGTCAGCGTCGACTTGTGCGAGCTGGGTCGCAGCAGAACAACACACGACGTAGGCGTGAAGTCGTAGCCCTCCGTGAGCACGGCCACATTGACGACCACCTGTGCGGCGCCGGACTCGTACTCTGCAAGGCGCGCCTTGCGCTCCGCATCGGACAGCTCGCCGTGCACGATCACGGTAGGCACCCCGGCGTCGTGAAATGCCTGGCGCACGCACTCGGCATGGGCAACGGTCGAGCAGAACACGATCGTCTTGCGGTCGCCGGCCTTCTCGCGCCAATGACGGATCACGGCATCGGTGATGGGCGTCTTGTTCAGAATGGCCTCGACTTCCGTCATGTCGAAGTCGGTGGCCGTGCGACGAACTCGCGTCAGTTGTTCCTGGGCGCCGACATCGATGACAAAGGTGCGGGGTGGCACGAGGTGGCCGGAGGCAATCAACTCGCCCAGCGTGATTTGGTCCGCGACGTTGCTGAAAACCTCCCGCAGTCCCTTGCCATCGCTGCGGGCAGGTGTCGCGGTGACGCCGAAGATCTGAGCGTTCGGGCTCTTGTCCAGCACCCGATCGATCACACGACGGTAAGACGCCGATGCCGCATGGTGTGCCTCATCGATCACCAGCAGATCGAGCGCTGGTATCGCGGCGAGATGGTTGTCACGCGACAGCGTTTGCACCATCGCGAACGTGGCGCGCCCTGACCAGGATTTGTCCTTGGCATCAAACACGGAGGTGCTGATGCCCGGATTCACCCGAGCGAATTTGGTCAGGTTCTGGCCAGTCAGTTCGTCGCGGTGGGCGAGGATGCAGGCTTTGGCATCTGGCTCGGCCAACAGGCTGCCGGCCACCGCCGACAGCATGATGGTCTTGCCCGACCCGGTGGGGCCAACAGACAGCGTGTTGCCGTGTTGGGCGAGAGCCGCCAGGGAGCGCTCGACCAACAGGGCTTGGCGGGGGCGAAGCATCATGGCGGCGTCCCCCTTACTGTGCCCAGCTCGGGCGACCCGGCACGGAGGCACGTCCCGTAGCCTGGGCATACGCGTTCGACCCGTTGGCGGCCCCTGACACCGCAGGCTTTGCGGCCCCGCCCATGAGGGCGGCGTAGTCCTTGTGGTCGGGCGTGATCGCGGCCTTGATAACGCTCTTGTCCTGGCCGTTCTGGTCTTTGTCCCAGTCGACCTTGCCGAGAAACTCGATGCCGTCGAGGTCGGCAAACCCGCTGATGCGGCGCGCGTTCTGCGCGGCAGGACTGTTGTCGCCAGGATGAACGCCGCGCGCAGAGTTCAGGATCGCCTTGACGAAGGTGCGGCCCATGTTCGCCCACTCAGGGCCCTTCGGGCTGTGCAGGCCGATCAGAGACCACATCTTGCGACGGGCGAACTCGCCCTCCATCACAACGAACTCGCAGTTCAGGTACACCGAGCCGGTGTTGTCGTTGCGAGTGGCGTAGCCGCCGGTCCAGCCTTGCGACGGATCATCGAAGCCACCCGGCTTGATGGTCATGCGGACACGCACCAGCGTGCCCTTCGGGATCAGGTCGAAAGAGGTCTGTTCGGAAGCGGAATTGAAATCGAAATAGGTCATGATTAGGACTCCTGAGTGGAAGTGGATTCGGTGTTAGGGACAGGCGCGGCAGATGGCACGGGGCGCGCGAAGTCGAGTCGCTCGGCGGCGGGCCTGGCAGGGCCGGCGATCTTTTCCATCAGCCGGCCAAGATGCGGTTCCTCGATCGGATCGAGCCGCCCGGAGCGGTCCTTGGCGGGGTATCCCCATGCGTTCAGCGTGTGGCAGACAAAGGCGCGGTAGCTGGCGCCGTCATCGGCCTTCAGCTCGGCCAAGGTGACGACCTCATCGACGATGCCGGGCAGTTCGAGGCCGGTCTTGGAGCCGTCGATCTGCAGCGAGAACACGCGGCGATTGAAATCGTCGAGGCGCTCGTCGAGGATGCCGACGAACCAGACGTTCTTGCCGCGCGTGTGCTGCAGGTGGGTCAGCCAGCCGATCATTTCCTGGCCCATCAACCCATACGCACCTCGGCTGTCCGGTTTGCCGGTCTTCTCGGAGTAGGCCTGGGGCTGGCCTTTGCACCATTGCAGGCACAGGCGTCCGGCCACGGTGATGGAATCGACGAACACGGTGTCGTACTTCTCCAGCACGGCCGGATCGCCGAAGCGCGAACACACAGCATCGAAGTGGGCTTGGCTAAACGGTTGGTCGTCGCGCAGCGCCGGGTTCGGCCCGCCGATGTACACCGCGAAGTCACGACACTCCTGCCAGGTGCGCGGGCGGATCGTGTCGCCGGCCCAGCCCTCGACAGCCAGATCTCCAGCTTCAAGGTCGAAGAAAAGCGTGGCCGTGGGTTTCAGCGTCCAGAGCTGTGACGTTTTGCCGATGCCACTCTTGCCGACGAGCACGCCTTTCACGCCACGGCGCTCGGCCAGGCGCTGGTCTGCAGTAATGATGGGGAGGCTCATTTGCCGGCCTCCTCGGTGCTGATGTTGGCGAACGCGTCAGCGACGGTGGTCACGCCGAGTGCGCCGCGCTTGCGGGCCATTTCGTACAGGTCGCGCAGACCGCTCAGACGGCGATGGATCAGACGGGATTCGGACTCCATGCCCTGGATCGCGAATGCCAAGTCATCAATGGTGGCGTCTTCGATGCGACGCACGACTTCGTCGGGGCGATTGCCGTCCAGTGCCGGGATGCGGATGTTTTCCGGCAGATCACGGAGATACATTTCCGGCTGCTTGCGCAGCAGTTCGAGCAGCGTAGGTTTGGTTTTCATGGCGATTACTCCTGAAGCAGAGCGAGACGAAAGCCCGGCTTGCCGGTCTTGAGGGTGCGTGCCGGAGCGAAGGCGCTCTTGAGCGACTCGGGCCACGCGTTGAACTTGGTTTCCGAGATCCGATAGCTGATCTCCACGTACTCGGACGGGTCGTCACCGTTGGCGGCGATGCGCCGGATGATCTCGGCGAGCCGCTTCTGGTCCCAGTCGACTTTCTTGGGCAGATCGGCGGTGATGCGGACGTGCCCGTCGTCGAAATGGACGACGCCGGTGTCTTTGCCGGCTGCCAGGCGCAGCTGGTGAGCGCGGCCGGCGTACTTGAGGTCCAGTGCGCGATCGACGTGCTCGACGATCGCCTTGGCCATGGAAAGAAGATCAGTCGCGTCGTTTTTGAGCTGGAACAGCGATTCGCTGGCAAGCTCAGCCAGTTCACCGGCTGGGGTGGCCAATGCCTGATCGGGAGAGATACGGTTCATGCCGCACCTCCAGCATTGACGCGTTCAGAGGTGCTCTTGCGCAGGCTCTCTGCCTCGTAGGCTTCGATGTCCTCGATGCGATAGGCGACGCGACCTTGCAGCTTCAGAAATACCGGACCGATTCCCTCGGAACGCCAGCGCTCAAGCGTGGCTTCGCTGACTCCCCAGCGTTCGGCCAGTTGGCCTTGATTCAGATGTTTGACACTCACGATGCACTCCTTCTGGTTGTTGCGAATTCATGAGGTCAGTTTCGAAGTCGGCCTGTGCGGGCGTCTGCCGCCGCCATGTACGGGCTGATGTACGGGCGCAGCTTCTGCGGGGAAAAGCGGGGGCCAGAAAGCAAAAAACCGCCCGAAGGCGGTTGTGCGTGCTGCTGCCAACTGGTGGCCGGTCAATCTCGGCGGAAGCCATACTTTCCCTTCTCAGGGTTGTCGATGTAGTCCTCCCACTCCGTGTTGCCGCTGAACAGGTTCTGCATGCGCTGGCTGCGAGCGGTCTTCTTGTCGGCATAGGCTGCACCGAGAATTTCGGCAGCGGGAAGGAGCCATCTGTCGTTGATGGCCTGTTCGAACATGTAGCGGACTGCCGCAGCCTGACGCTCTCCTTTGATCGTCCAGGGCTTGGTCTTGGTGCGGATGGTCAGCGTGTTGGTGTACTCGTCGAAGTGCACCGGCAACACGGGGCGGATCGCGCCATCGGGCGAAGCGGCCAGGATGCGATGCAGGAGATCCATGTCGATGCACGGCGTGGCGACGTAGTCGACGATTGCAGCTCGTAGCGATGCGAATCGGTAACTGCGAGGTGGGCGCACAAACTGCGGCAATACACCGCCAGACGACAAGATCAGACCCTGGTCAGGAAGACTTGTCTGGCTGAAGTGGCGAAATACCTCTTCGACGGAGTGCGCCAAGCCGCGAACGAGCCAGACGTCTGTCAGCGCGGGGCCGATTCGTGCCTTCCCCAAATGCCAGAGGGCATCGTCCAGCAGCGGCGCATCGATCCCTTTTCGCAGAGCCTGCGCGATACCCAGGAGATCGGCGATGGTGCTCAGGATTGCTGCTGGTCGAACGCTGTAGACGGCGACTTCGGCGGCGGGGACAAACTTCCACCGAAAAGTCTGAGGACAGCGGTAGCGATACCGATCAGCCTGCTCATCTTCGGTCAGGTCAGCATTGACAAGTTCGTCGTCGAGCGATGCAGGGTAACTCCCGGCGTAGCCGACGCAGTCGGTCCACTGCTCCAGCAGCTTCGGCGTCAAAGATGTCCGTCCAAGGACACTCCACCCGGGCACCCCACGAAGCCGCAGTCCGTCGCCGTCGGCAATCGGCTGCCCAGACTGCTCGAACAGGTCGATCAGTTCAAGCAGCGACTGTGTCGGCAGGGGCTTCGACGACATGGCCGATCTCCTTCACAAGATGCCATTTGGCCAGCAGTCGGTCGCACAGCGCCCGGTCCTTTTCCCGCTTGGTCTTGATGTTGCACTTGTTGTCGTCACGCAGGATCACGGTAATCGTCCGTGCGCGGTCCTTGCCGACCTTTTTCAGCTTGATGGACAGCTTGGCGTAGTTGAGGTGGTGATCGCGGAAGTCGAAGGCGGGGCCGATCAACGACCGGGCGGCCGCATAGATGTCATCGACGTCCTTGGTCCAGATCTTCACCAGGAGCGACCGCCCATTTCCGGCGGCGTAACCGAGCTCGACGACCTTGACGAACGCTACCGGCTCGCCGGACAAATCGAAATTTCGCGGCGCCGCCAAGCTCTGGTAGTCGTATTGTTTGAGCGGGATCTTCTCGCCGGTGATGGGCGATTGCAGCAGGGAGTCGGCCACGATGCGCGCCAATGCTTCCCGGCCAGCCGTATCTTTCGACAGCACCTCCAGGTGCCCATTGGCCGGCTCGTATGTGATGTGCGAAGACACCGCCCGGATCACTTCCTGGGGCACCAATTCGCTCGCCTGCACGCAGTCGATGATTTCCGGTGGGCGGTTGTGATGGATGCTGATCTGGTACAGATCCACATCCTCGCCGGTCTGCGTGTCGGGCCGCAGACGCTTGAAGATCTGGATCGCGACCGCGTCATCGGAGCACCCGAGTTGCTGGGCGACGGTTTGGTGGAATGCCGCCTTGGCCGTCGCGTCGTCGAGTACCGCCAGATTGGCAGGTGCCATGAAACCGGAGTAGCAGGAGGCGCTTTGCCGGAACACGTCGGCCTGTCGGGCGTTGAGGGCTTCCTCGAAGATCACGGGTTCATGGACGTGCAGCCACAGCGCCCGCTCGTACTGGTTCGGAATCGCTGCGAAGGTTTCCCGGGCCGCGTCATCGAAGATGTCGTCCTTAAAGCCGTCGATGACGTCCTGGCCGGCGCCGTCCGACAGCAGCACGATCCGTTCGGCCACTTCTTCGATCCGCTGCCGCTCGCCCACCCCAAGAGCCGCGAGCACAGCCTCCATCTGCTCACGCTGTTCTTTCTTGGGCTTCTTGGCGTCCGCGTCCGGCATGGCCAGGCCGAATTCATCCACCATAAATTCACGGAACACCGCCGGTGGCAGGTGGCCCAGGAGCTTGCTCAGGTTTTCTGCATCGTTCATCTACATACCCCTCAAAGGTTTGGATCGGCTTGGTATCAGCCTCGACGGCCCCTTCTTCTTGTTGGGGTGTGCAGACCGAAGAAGTTCGGTGTACCGAACGATTTAGATTGTCGCGGAGCGGTTATAGGTTTGTCAAGCAGGTACGAATTCGTTCGGTACAGTGGTATTATTTTAGGATTGAAGCCAACAAATGAGGAAATACCGGTGCCATCGCCCCTGGGGGACAAGATCCGCGCACTGCGGAAGCAAAAGAAGCTCAGCCTGGAACAGTTGGCCGAACTGACCGACTCCAGCAAGAGCTACATCTGGGAACTGGAAAACAAAGACGACCCAAAGCCATCGGCCGAGAAGATCGGCAAGATCGCCGCCGTCCTTGAGGTCACCACGGAGTTCCTGCTGACCGAGTCGACAACCACCCCGGACGAGGAAGTGCTCGACGAGGCCTTCTTCCGCAAGTACAAAACCATGTCGGAGCCGGACAAAAAGAAGATCCGCAAGATCCTCGATGCCTGGGAAGATGAATGACGGAGGCGAAGAAGCCCATGGCCGAGGCCAATCGCATCTCGTCCATGCTCAACACGGTGCTCGGTGCGGATCGTTTTCCGGTCAAGGTTGACGAGCTGGCGCTGGAGTATTCCCGCCAGTGCTTTTCAGACTCGCCGATCGACAAGGTCCAGGGCGAAGATCTCGACGGTTTCGATGGTCTGCTGAAAGCCAATAAGGCGCGCTCGAAGTGGCTGCTCCTATACAACAGTGCCACCCCTTCGGAGGGCCGCAAGCGCTTCACGATCGCGCATGAGTTCGGCCACTACATCCTGCACCGCCACCAGCGGGACCTATTCGAGTGCGGCGACGGCGACATCGAAACGGGCGACAACAACGAGCGCGACATCGAGTCAGAAGCGGACTTGTTTGCTTCGACCCTGCTGATGCCGCTGGACGACTTCCGGCGCCAGGTGGATGGGCAGTCGATCAGCTTCGATCTGCTGAGTCACTGCGCGGATCGCTACGGCGTTTCGCTGACGGCTGCAGCCTTGCGCTGGACCGAAATCGCCCCGAAGCGCGCCGTGTTGGTGGCCAGCCGTGATGATCACATGCTGTGGGCCAAGTCGAACGAGGCGGCACTACGGTCCGGCGCTTACTTCGCCACCCGCAAGAACACCATCGAGTTGCCTCGACAAGCGTTGGCTCACAGCTACAACGGCTGGGATGCAGGCGATCAACAGACGGGCCGAGCACAGGACTGGTTTCCACGCGAACCCACCAGCATGCCCGTCACTGAAATGACCCGGGTGGCGGGGCAGTACGACTACACTCTGACGCTGCTGTTGATGCCCGACGCCGAATGGCAACGGCCTCGGCATGATGATGAAGAGGCAGAGGAGGATACCTTTGATCGATTCATCCGCAACGGCCAGCATCCGGTTAGAAAGTAGGCGCTACCGCGCTTCAGTTTTCGCGCCAACCCGCACCAGCCCGCTCGCATCCGAAACTCCCTCATGGTGTCGGCGGCAGTCCATCCGGACAATTTCACTGCATGTGAGTTTGACGGAAAGGACCGCTACCCATGCATCAAATCAACCATCTACCGCCCGAGCGGATGACGCCGGAGCAGCGTCGCCACGAGATCGCGTCACTGCTGGCCAACGGCCTGGCCCGTCTGCGTATCAGCGGTGCAGAACAGTCCGCACACATCGCCGAAGCGAGCGAGTTTGAGCTTGGCTTATCTGGCAACCAGCGCGTTCATACAGACCCCGTCAACAAGACAACTACGGAGTCGAAATGAGCACGCAAACACCATCATTTTCCACGCTGCCATCGGTGGCGGCGCAGATCGCCAGGTTGCCCGAGATGCCGATGGCAGAGATCCGGGCGCTCTGGCAGAAACTGGTCGGTGGCGACACACCCACCCACAACCGCCAGTTCCTCGAACGCCGGATTGCCTACCGGCTGCAGGAGCTGGAGTTCCGCAAGGTCGACGCCAACCTGCTGGATCGCAACCAGCGTCGCATCGAATCTCTGGTCGAAACCGGCAAGGTCAAAAAACGCGACCGCGATTACCGTCCAGCCGCAGGCACGGTGCTGGTCCGCGAATACAAAGGCGTCGAGTACCGCGTGATCGCCACCGCCGACGGCCAGTATGACTTCCAGGGGCGCATGTACCCGAGCCTCTCGATGATCGCCCGCGAAATCACCGGCATGCGCTGGTCGGGACCACTGTTCTTTGGACTCAAGCCGCCATCCAATGCCAAGGCCAAGTCTTCCACCAAGAAGAGAGGTGCACGATGAGCGAAGTCTTGAAGCGCCGCATGCGCTGTGCGGTCTACACGCGCAAATCCACCGATGAAGGGCTGGACCAGGAATACAACTCCATCGATGC